CTCGACGTCGGCTTGCGCTCGGCGTACGTGGCGTCGTGGCACGCCGCGCCGCTGCTGCTCGCGGGGGACAAGGGGTTGATCGCGTTCACGTCGTCACCGGGTTCGGTGTGCTACATGCACGGCCCGACCTACAAGAGAGAAAACAGAAAACCAAAGACAGAGCAACATCGAGGAGAGTCCGATGACGTACGCGTACGCCACGACCAGCGCACCCGGGATGGTCCGGGTCGCGCTCAACCACGCATCGACCGTGGACATAAGCCCTGATCAGGCGGAAGAATTGGCACGGGCACTGACCGAGGCCGCGGGGGCGGCTCGGTTCATGACCACGGGAGGGGCGGGCCGTGGCTGACTTTCTGGCAATCGAATGGCTGGAGGCGGTGCATCAGCGCTGCGCCGACCGCCTCGCGCTAATGGTCGGAGTCGCACTCCTGGATGGGCTGTCGGATCACGCCGAGGTAGCAGCGGCCGTCCGTATGCGGACCGGGCTGGGGGCGACGACACCGGATCAGGTGGACCGGGCGGTACAGGACCTGGTCGGCGCAGGGCTGCTCGCTGAGGTATTCCGCGCCCCGTGCGCAGAAGATCATGACCACGCCTTCGGGTGCGAGGAGCTGGTGCTCGAATTCCGAATTCCGGTGGTCGAGTGAGCAGCCGCCGTAAAAGGCTGGCTGCCTCGTCGCTGGAGGAACTGCAGGAGTTCTACGAGCCGTTGCTCGATCAGCTGCCCGACAACACCGAGGACGACCGGCTCGACTTCATCGACCCGGAGAACGGATCGGAGGACGGCTCAGACGGGGACGATGCCCCTGAGTATGCGCAGGCGAAGCAGATGGTCACCACACGGGGCAAAACCACGAAGGTCAAGGGGAAGAACGGGAAGACGCTCCAGGTCGAGGTGATCCATCCCGGCCAGATCCCGGACGTGGTGCAGCTGGGGAAACGCACCTACCACACCCACGGGGTCCGCAACGCCCCTGGCGAGATGGTCGAGGCGGGGCACGGGTTCATCGTGGAAAGTCCTCGCAAACCGTGGAAGACACCGCGGCGGAGTCACTGCGCGCACTGCGGTGGGGTGATGCCGGAGGCGGACACGAGCGACCCGAAGTTCACGTGCGAGTTCGACGGTGCGCCCTGGTGCACCTGCTCGCCGTGCGTGCTGCGCAAGCAGGTGGCCGGAGGGCACGAGCGGAACCGGGGCCAGCCGGCGAAATACTGCTCCGACGCCTGCAAGACCGGCGCTGATACCGCGCTGAACCGCTGGAGACGGGCGGTGAAGCGGAACGCGGAGCGTGGTCTACCGCCCCCGGCGCGGCCGCAGGATCGCGGCAGGTTGCGGTGGTCGGAGAAGCTGCGGTCAAGCATCGAAGGCACCGGGCACCGATACACCGCGGGCCGAGAAAGTCCGTGGAGCTACCCGCGGGTGTGACGGAAGTATTCCGTGACACGTAGAGAGGGCAGCGGGACGGCTCCGGTGGGCGGTGCCCCCTTACTGGTACCGCTCGGCGTTGGGATGGATGGCTCGGTGTCCTGGGCGGTTCTGCCGGGTCATCCGCCCAACGTGTTTTTTTACCCAAAACCGTCCTCGCGGGCGGGAGATCTCGCAATCGAAAGGAGCGAGTGATGTACCAGTTGTGCCAGCGCGGGCACGAGATCCGCTCCAGCGCGGATCGCACCGTGAGTGGCTACTGCCGCAGCTGCAAACGCGACGACGACCGGCGAGACCGCATCGCTAAGCGCGCCGCTCTCGACGTCGTCCGGGTCTTCGAGGCCGCAGGTGTTCGGTTCGTGGACAACGGTCAGCCCGTAGCTGCCGAAGAGGTAGCGGCTCAGATCGCTGCCGTGTTCGGGCCGCAGGTGTAGCCGTGGAGTTTCACGAGCTTCCCGAGTCCTGGCAGGCGAAGATCCGCAAGATTCGCCGCGAGAACGCCCGCTACAGGCTGGAGCGACGTGCGCTCCGTGCAGAGCTCGCGCAGCTCAAAGAGCGGCTAGCTCTGAGCTAGCTAAAAGTCTTCCGCCACAAGGCGGGATTCCCTGGCCTAAGGCACAGGGACAAACCAACGAAGGAAGCGAAGGAAACAGATGTACACACCTGCTCAAAGCGTGGAATTGGCAGTGGCCGAGATCAACGCACGGGAGGCTCAACCGACCTACCTGTGGCAGCTGGCCAAGTCGACCAACATCCCGCGGGAGACGTTGACGCACATGCTCAAGGAGCGCGGTGTCAAGGTCCTATACGAGGATCAAGGCGCACGCGCTGTTGCCTACATCACCAAAGCCGACACCCGGAAGCTGATGGGTCTGGAGACCGGCGAATCGGCCGCCCGGGGTGACCGATGACAGCGCCCGCTCTGAGCGAGCTGTTCACCGTCGCAGAGAAGTACCGTCAGAACGGATACCACCCGATCCCTGTTCGTGTGAACGGGGTTAAACCCAACGGGGACAAAGACATCACCTTCCCGGCTGAGTACAAAGGCGTCACGTTCGACCGTCCGGAGCAGTACGAGGGGTACAACGGTCTGGCGATCGACACTGGTCGTTCCGGAGTCGTCGCAATCGACGTTGACGAGAACCCCGCGAAGGGCAAGCAGGGGTTCGCCAACCTGGCCGCGGCGGGTATCACCCTGCCTCCTACGCGTGCCACGGTGACCACCTGGAGCGGTGGAAAGCACTACCTGTACCGTCCGCCGGCTGGCGTCACGATCCCGTCGAACTCAGACGGACGGCTGGCTAAAGACGTCGACGTCCGAGGCAACGGGGGTGGTGTGCTGTTCGTGGCACCGACCACGGTCGGGGACAAGCCGTACCAGTGGGACAACGGTCCGGTCGCCGTGCGGGATCTACCCGAGCTGCCCGCGGCGTTCGCCGAGCGTCTGCTCGGTACCAACCGCGAGTACCAGCGTCCGTCGTTCATCCCCGAGGTCGAGGTGACTCCGATCGTTCGTGAGCGTGCTGTCGAAGAGATCGACCGGCAACTCCGGGTGATCGCCGAAGCAGGGCCGGGGGAGCGGTGGAGCGCGTCGAGTGTGCTGACCCGTGTCGCCGGGATCGTGCTGGCGCTGGGGGATGACCCGGACAAGTACGAGTCTCAGATCCTTGAGGCGTACCAGGAGTCCGGAGGGGACGACGAGGACCGCTGCATCGACTCGTACCGTCGAGCGCTGACCGCGGTAGACCCAGAAGACCTGTCGAAGTGGTTGCCCGAGGGCGATCGGCGCGAGCTGTTCTGGCAGGCGAGGCCTGAGCTGAGGCATATCAGGCAGGCCGCAAACGCCCGGGCCGCTAACCCGTTCGCAGCTCTAGGTGTCGTCCTGGTGCGTGCGTTGGCAACCCTGCCGCCCAGCTGGCGGATGGATACCGGCGTCGGTGATCCGGACGGAGGCATTCCCAACCTGTTCGTCGCTATCGCTGCACGATCCGGTAAGGGGAAGGGTGCCGCTACCAGTGTCGCTAAGAGACTGTGGCCGCTGCCCAGCACGGTCACGACAGGCAAGCCTGGTTCGGGTGAAGCCCTGGCGCGGATGGTTCGCCGCCGAGACGAACAACTAGGTGCTTGGACGGTTCCCTCTGACGCTTCGGCGATCGTGGACCTGCCCGAGGTGAAGTCGCTGCTGACTGCCGCGTCCCGGTCGGGTAACACGATCGTGTCCGAGCTGTGCGCCGCTTGGTCGGGGGAGTCGCTGGGCACGTATGTCGCGGACACCATGAAGACCGAGCCTGTTCCGGAGGGGTCTTACCGAATGGGGCTGGTGGGCAACATCCAGGACGGTAACGCCACCGGTCTGCTGGATGATGCTGCGTCGACAACAGGCCTGACTCAGAGGCTTGTCTGGTTCGAGGGATACCGAGCACGGCCCACGGTCGTGCCGGAGTGGCCAGGGTCGCTGAAGACGCCGCAGCCCCCGATAAGCGGTGGGTTGATCAAGTTCCCGCGTGAAGCCAGGGAAGAGATGTTCGACTCGCAGTATGAAGAGGGAGACGTTGACCCGGTCGACACTCACCTCTTGTACACGCAAGCGAAGGTGGCTGTTGGGTTGGCGGTGATCTCCGGCCGGTGGGCCGAGGTGACGCCAGAGGACTGGTGGCTGGCGGGTCTGGTGATGGAGGAGTCCATCCGAGTCCGTAACTCCACCCTCGACGCGTTGCGCGAAGCGGCCGGTAAGCGGGCGACAGCTCGCCGGGTGCATGAGGCTGAAGCGGACGACGCGGCGTTCGAGATCAATGCTGCCCGGTATGCGGACGCTCTGTACAGCTGGCTCGCCGAACAAGACGGTGCTACCCGCAACATGCTCCGACACCGGCTCAGGTCAAACAAGCGGGACGACTACTTCGAACCAGTGCTTGAGCGTCTGCTCGATGAAGGCAGAGTCAAAGCCGGAGATACCGACTGGTTCACCGCAGTCTGACAGGGGACACAGAGGGGACGCCGAGGGGACGCCCAAAACATGCCCTGACCAGGAGGGGACGGGGGGACGTGCGTCCCCTCTACCCCCTGGGACGGGTACAACTAGGCCACCCCGGGACAGATCCCGACACAGTAGACAGTAGTTAGTTAGTATATCTCGGTATATATATCTACCTGCGGGAATAGGATTCCCGACCTTTCTGGGTGGGATACCCGCCGAGCTGAACGTGCAGGGGAGGGGACAGGCGTCCCCTCGTCCCCTGCAGGTCAGCGGGGTTTTATAGCGTCCCCGGTACGTCCCCGGTGTCCCCGATCGCCAACACATCACTGCAGCCCTCGTGCCATCCCCGGCACGGGGGCTTTGTCGTACCCACCCCGAGGAGAGTCCCTTTGAACGACCCTGCCCTGCTCAGCCCAGAAGACCGCTTCCGGGCGTACCTGACGCACAGCGAGCCGTACACCGCCGCGGTCGAAACCGCGGGCGATACGCCTTGGCACGCGTACGACGAGTCCCGCCGGCGGTCGCTGTTCTTCCGCCGGTACACCCGACCGGCCCCGCCGGAGGGTCTATTCAACAACCTCGAAGACATCCGCCGATGAGCGAGTGGCCGACCTTGTCCGAGGGCTTCGCGGCGGGATGTCCGATCGCTGACCTTGTGCTGTCGCTCAGCATCGGCTTCACGCTCCGCGAATGGCACGAATCACGAAACACCGAGGAGACCCAATGACTGAACCGACCCACACCGAGACCCCTGCCGCCGACGCTGAGGCGTCAGCGACGCCGTCAGACCCTCATGCGGGGTTGCTGGAGGCGCGTGACCGATATAGGGCAGAGAGGGATTCGGCACGCGAGGAGCTTGCTGCAGCCACCGAGCGGATCGCTCGGATGCAGCGCGCCGAAGTCGAGCGACTGGCGTCGGCTCACCTGAGCCATCCCGAGGATCTACTCACCCTCAGCGGAAACGACGTCACCGACTACCTCACCGAGTCCGGTGACATCGACCCCGAAAAGGTCGCCGCCGACGTCGAGGCGATCCTCGCCGAACGCCCCGGGCTCAAACCCCCGAGTGCTGCTGTCGACCGATCACAAGGTCTCGGAGGCGGCACCGAGAGTATGCCGAAAGACTTCAGCGCGTTCTTCAGCGGCTGACCCAGAAGCCGGGGCCGTCAGTGGCGCGCCCCTACGCCTCATCCCCCAGCGGTCTGCGACCGCACCCGATCCGAGTCTGTGGCTCGGACATGTCCATCGATACACACGGCTCAAGCCAAACGGCTTGGGCCACCCTCATTTTAGGAGTGCCACATGGCTGTAACTAACTCTGGCCTGCAGACCGGATGGTCGCCGGAAGACTACGGCAAGCTGCTCGACCTCGTGATCGCTGAGAAGTCGATCGCGTTCAGGGCCGGCACGGTGATTTCGACCGGCAACGAGAGCGTCCGCTTCCCGATGCTCACCGCCGACCCGGCCGTCGGCTGGTACGCCGAGAACACCCAGATCTCGCTGACCGATCCGACCACCGATGAACTGGTCATCACCCCGAAGGCTGTCAAGGGTCTGACCCAGATTTCGAACGAGGCCGCGAGCGACACCAACCCGGCCGTGGCCGACCAGGTCGCACGTGCGCTGGCGCGGTCGATCGCGAAGAAGATCGACGCCGCATTCTTCGCCAACACCACGACCAACGGCCCCGCGGGCCTGCTGTCGCTGACCGGTACCAACGTGGTCGACACGGGCACCATCCCGTTCACCTCGCTCGATCCGTTCCACGAGGCCAAGGCTGCGGCAATGGCCGATGGCGCGAACCTGTCGGTTTTCGTCCTGGCCCCTGACGTTGCGCTGGCTCTGTCGAAGGCGAAAATCTTTACCCCCGGTGAGACCTCGGACGCGACTTCGAACGTCGGCCTGCTCGACGTCAACGGTGTCGGTGACGGCACAACCCTGGCCGGTGTCCCGGTCCTGGTGTCCACCGACGTTGCCTCGGGCAACGCGTGGGGTCTGGATTCCGAGCAGGTGCTGATCGTGCAGCGCACCGGTACGCAGATCACCCGCTCCACCGACGCCGCGTTCGCTTACGACGCGGTCCAGGTCCGCGGTACCGCTCGCGTGTCGTGGGGATTCTCCAACCCCGCTGGCGTGGTTCGTCTGTACGACGCCGCCTGACGTAGTACCCCGCTGAGGAGGAGGGCTGGTCCACGCCCGCCAGGGCTGGCCCCCTCCCAGCACCATCACCCGTCTGAGGAGAAAGGCACCATGGGCAACCCGAGATGTCGTCGTGAAGGCTGCCGCCGTGAGGCACGCAAGTCCAGCAAGTACCCGCACTGCTGCCCGATCTGCGCACACCTCGACGTGGAGTTCGACCGGGTGCGGGACATGTTCCTGACGTACGACGACGACCCTCGAACCACTGACGTATGGACCGCTCTCGTTGAGGCGTCCGATGCGTGGACGACCTACCTGGAGACCCGGCGTGCTCTGGTCGCTGCCTACCCGCAGCGACAGCGCCGCACCACACACTGACACTCGCCCCGGCCTGGCCTGCTGTGGGCGCAGGGGTGCGCGTGCGCACCGGGAGGGGGGCCTGCGCAGGGTGGGCAGGCAGGCAGGGGTGCCGGGGGTAGGGGTGCGTGGGGCAGCGCGGGGTGTGCTGCCTGCTGCTGCGTGCCGCGCTGCGTGCGCCGGGTGCGGGCGTGCAGCGTGCCGCTGCGCCTCGCCTGCTCTCGGGTGCCGGATACCGCCGCTGACCTGCGGATACGGGTACCCCAGGGGGGTATCCCATGCCCCCGCGTACTTGACCGGTGGGTAATGCAGCGCCGACCCCATGCGACGCATACCAATTTCCGGTGTTTTACCACTTCCCACCTAAAACCCCAGGTCACGACGTTTCAAGGAGACGAACATGCCATGCGACGCATCGAACGCATCGCCACCACCGCCGCCCGACGGACTGAAGGCCGCGGGCCGGCGGGTCTGGGCCATGATCCACAGCGAGTACGAGTTCCCGGGCTCGCCCGAGGCCACGCTGCTGGTCGAGGAGCTGGCCCGTACGGCCGACATGGTCCATCGGTTGCAACGGATCGTCGACGAAGCCGACACGCTCCGTACCAGCGGTAGCCGTGGACAAGACGTGGCGATCCCCGAGCTGGATGCCCTGCGGACCTACCGGGGCCAGTTCGCGGCTCTGATCAAGCAGCTCGACCTACCGGCACCGCTGGACGACATCGAGCAACCAGAGACCAATCTCGCAGGACCGATGAGCCGGTCCGAGGCAGGCCGGATAGCCGCCGAGGCCCGCTGGAGGAAGCCATGACTAAGGCACGACGACGCGACGGCCGAGACCGTCGCCGCACCGCTGCACCCACCGACCCCGCCGCGTTGGCGCGCTGGCTCCCGGTCGAGCTCACCTCATTCCGGGCATGGTTCTACCAAGACCACGGAGACCCGACGGGTCTGAAGGACTATGTCGCTGCGCTGCAGAAGCACCTTGGCACCGATGACATCGACATGATCAACGCCGTGATGGCAGCCCGCGGACTGACCGCGGGTGACTGGTTCAAGCACATGCTCGCCGCGAAGCAGTCGCGGTGGCCCTGGAGGAGACCGTGAAGAGATCCCGCAAGCACAGGTTCGACCGTGCTCCCAAGCCGAGAAACCCCGACGTCGTCATAAGGAGCAGCCGTGGCGTACGCAGATAAAGCCGATGTGGTCGCACGGCTCGGGCGGCCGCTGACCGACGACGAACAGACTCAGGTAGACGCTCTCCTGGACGACACCGAGATCGAGATCAAAGACCGCATCCCGGACCTGGCTACCAGGGCAGAAGACCCCGGCTACCTGCGGAAGGTGATCAGGGTTGAGGCCAGCGCCGTAGCGCGGCTGATCCGCAACCCCGACGGTTACACCGCCGAGGGCGACGGCAACTACTCGTACCAGCTCAACTGGCGGCTCACGACCGGCCAGATCGAGATCACCCCCGGGGAGTGGCGGCTGCTAGGGATCAGCGGGGGAGCCTCTCTGCTCGACGTACGGCCGCTAACGCCGTTCGAGCGGATACAGGCCGCGTCGCAGGCCATCGGATGGGTGCACCCGTTCGTGCGCGGCGCTGACATGACCGATTACTACCGCAGCGGCTACACAAGCCCCTGGGCTAGCGAGGTGTTCTGGTGACATCGCTGCTGAACAAACCGAACGCCGAGGTTCTCGTCTACCCAGAGGTAGCGGTCAAGGACCAGCTCGGTAACACCATCACCCGGCCGTCTGAGACCGGCATCCCCTGTCAGGCTCGTATCCAGCCCGTAGGACACCCCACCGAGGAGCAGTCCATCGGGTTCGAGACGGTGGAGCGGCTGAACATCCGGTTGATCGGCTGGACCGGTGGCGAGCTCGGCGCTCAGAGCGCGATCGCCTGGGGAACCGACGACCTCGGCCGCCCGAAGAAGTACAGCATCGACGGCGAACCGCTCCGGTACAACGGCTCAGCCCGAACCCGGCGAGTCGAGTACATCGTCCGACGGTTCTAGAAACACCGGATGATCGGGACGCATGTTGAGGGTCTCTACCGCCCACTCCCGCGGCGTCCCGGACGTCAGCACGAACCGAACCCCCGCGTCGGCCAATCTAAGCGCGGGTGGCTGTAGCTGGTGACGGGGATTCTTCCCGGGCCGCCTCAGTCGGAGATACCCCACTGACGCCGCCACAGGGCTGCCTGGCGGTCACGTTCCTCCATCATCCGCTCGAACTGCTCAGGCGTGAGCAGTTCGGTCAGGTCGGTGTGGAGGTCGATATGCCACGCGCCGCCCGTGCCGCGCTCACGACCCGAGACACCAATCCGGATCGTCACCCCGGCGTTCTTCAGAAGCTCGCGCCGGGAGATCGGGTCTGAGCTCCGTTCCCAGACATCGCGGTAGAACTCCCCGGTCGGGCGGTGCTCCCAGCGTCCGGACTGAGCAGGCGTCGACTCCAGCTCAGCGATATATCCGCTGAGCGCCACGATCCGCTTCTGCAGCGCAGCCGCAACCGTGGGGGAGGAGACCCTGCCTGCGGACTCCAACAGCGTCTCCAGACCCATCACAGCCGACCGCTTGCGGGCCTCGACATCGTCGCCGGGTACCCACACCCGCTTACGGACTTCGACAGCCCCGAGCAGGTCGAGGAAGTTGTCCTCGGCTAGTTGCTCCAGGTCGTCGGCCGGGAGCATCGGGCCGCAGCCTTTGGGGCAGCGGTAGTAGCGGTAACGCCGCTTCCCGTCTCTGAGCTTCTTGACGAGCGTGGTCATGTGCAGCACCCCGCCGCAGAACCAGCACAGCGCGATACCCGACAACGCAGCCGGTTCGGCACGCTCTCGGGATACGCCGCGGGTGCGTTCCAGCTCGGCCTGGATGAGCATCCTCTGTTCCTCGGTGACGAGCGGCTCAGCGAGCTGCACCGGGCGTCCTTGTTCGTCGCGCTGGACAACCCCGCGTAGGTGGGCTTGACCGACCAGCGAAGGGGAGGACAGCAGGAACCGTAGCGGCCCGGTACCCCACGAGGTGAGCGTGTCCTGGCGGCCCTGCTGGACCCGGTAGTAGTCCCTCGGTGGGAGTACACCGTCTCGGTTCAAGTCCCTCACGATCCGCACCAGGGGTACCCCGTCGATTACCTGCTGCACGATTCTCTGAACGACCGTGTGAGCCTCCGGGTCGATCTCCAACACTTTGCCCGGGCCGTTGGGATTCGGCGCTGCACGGTAGCCGTAGGGCGGTCGGCCACCCGGCCAGCGCGCCAGCTCGCGGAGTTTCTGCCGAGAACTCTTCTGCCGCTCCCGCATCGCTTCGAGCTCGCCCTCAGCGAGGAACCCGACGATCCCCGCTATCAGCCGACCCTCACGCGAACCTGTGTTCAGTCCGTTGTCGGTGGTGAGCATGATCTTGTCGTGCTCGTCGCACCACGAGATCAGGTTGTTGAGCTTGATCGCGCTACGGGTGATCCGGTCGAGCTTCCAGGCGACGATGATGTCGAACTCCGGGGCTCGGTTCTTCAGCCAGTCGCCTAGCTGAGGCGTCTCGAACGGGTCGACAGCACCCGACACATCGACGTCTTCGGCCCACCCGATCATGGTGTGGCCGTTGGCATCTGCCCAATTCTTGATGATCTCGCGCTGCCGCTCGATCGAGGTCGATTCATCGGTTGCGACCGATAGCCGGAGTCGCCCTAGCGCACGCACAGAACGTATGTTACAGTAGTATGTGTAGGTCAAGGTACGGCCCGGCCTACGGGGCGCAGAAGGCCGGCGTGGACAAACTTGCGGCCGACATGGCGGTCGATTTCCGCGGCACGTCGGTGTGCACGGTGTCGATCTGG